TTGCATAAAAACAACAAAATTACCAGGTCCACCAGCGTTTTTTACGTCCAAGTCAATAGGAGAGTACCCACCGACTAGAAAAAACGCTGGTGGACCCGTCCAGCGGGTTCTCCACTAGACTTTGAACCCGTCAAACTTGCGCTCCGCGCGCATTCCCTTACCAAATCCAGACTTGTCGAAGACTGGCTTATCATCTTCAACTTGACCACTATCGTGGATATGATTCTGGGCTGACTGTTCCACATCGTAAAGTTTCATCTTTGCACGATCCACGCCGATCACAAACCGCTTGTTTGTGTCTGGGCTTGAGTACCGATTCTTCAATTGCTTCACCATGATCTGATTCAAGTCTGCAAGTTCTTCCGAAGAAATCAATGCGAACATGAAGTCTGCGGTTGCTGGCAAACCAAACGATTCTGATGTATCAGTCAGACTGACATCGGTGTTATCGTAGCCACTTCTAGTTGTCTGTGTGGCTGAAATGATGGGAACTTTCATCTCAACGGCAAGCCCACGCAACTCTTCTGCAATTGCTTTGATGAAAGTGTATGAGTTCACACTAGCACCTTGCTTCATGCGCGAAGATGCGCAGATGTTCAGATAGTCGATGTAGATGATATCTGGAATGAACTGGCGTTTCAGCTTCAACTCATTCAGCAAATGCTTGAAGTGGGTCACGTTAGCTGATGCTGTCGGATATTCCTTGATGATCAACTTGCCCATAGTCTTCTCACGCAACTTTTCGATCTTGCGCATATAGACATCTTGAGGCATTGAAGTCAACTTGTCAAGATCAATGTTCAGTAGATTTGCGTCGATGCGTTCAGCGATCCGTTCTTCTGCCATCTCCATTGTGATGTAGAGAACATTCTTACCCATTGTTAGATTGCCTGCTGCACAGTGACACATGAACATCGACTTGCCGACGCCAGTGCCAGCCAGAATGATGTTAAGTGTCTTTGTTGGCAGCCCACCCTTAGTGATCTTGTTGAAGTATTCAAGATCAAAAGGAATGCGTTGTTCTACCTTGTGATAGAACTCATATCGGCGTTCAGCATCATCTAGGAAATCATGGCCGACATGATTGTCAAACGAGACTGATAGCGCATCCGCAAGGATACCCGGTATGGCGCCCTTGTCAAGTTTTGAGTCTCCTGTCTTGCTATCCAGTATCTGGATGCTCTGCATAATGCCATTGTAGATGGCTTTCTCTTGACAGAATTGCTCCGTAGCGTCAACAAGCCATTCCGTAATTTTCGTGTCACAATCAGCCTCTTGAATCTGCTCAAGCAAAGATGCCGTCTTTTTGTAAGCAGCATCCAAGAGGTTAGGCTTGTTCTCCAGTTCAATCCTGAGTGCCGATATAGATGGTGTGCTGTTGTATGCAGTGACATACTTATGGATTTCTTCAAAGACGATTTTCTCCTCTTGATCAGAGAAGTAATCTGCCCTAAGAAACGGAAGAGTCTTTCTTGCATAGGCTTCGTTATCGATCAGATGTTTGAGAATCTGAGTTTCTATTTTCATTATTGTATCTTTCCTGTGCTGCTTCAAGACTGTGTAGAAGAACTGAGTTTAGCACACTTCCTATGACACTTTCAAATTTTTCTGTAGACTCACTATCAACTTTACCTTCTCGCACTGTGTAATCGAATGAGATGGAATATGTGCCATCTTCATTCTCTTTGTCGCCCATGTTGATGGTGCCGTATGTGTATTCGATTCCAGCAAACTCTCCAGTCAGCAGTCTGACTCCAAACAGATCATCGTTTTCTTTGTATGAAAACTGCGAGTCTGTAATTTCATAATCTTCATTCATCACCATGATCATCATCCTCCGTTGATTGTGCACCCTCTCCTTGCCCATACAAGAATTCTTTCTTGCAGGCTTCGTCAATCTTGTCTAGCACTTCCTTAGTGAAATACTTCTCAGGTTCTTCGTTGATGTTCTTGCCAAAGACCTTAGTGCCATCTGGCAACTCATAGCGAGTGGAGACCTTCTTGATGATCTCATACTTCTCTGCGATGTCTAGAAGACCGTAGTAGCGATCTAGACCCGTGCTGTACGTCAGACGAATTTCAACTGATGAGTTTTCTTTGGTGAAACGACTCTTCTGGAGTTTAGCTTTGATGATGTTACCAACAACTTCGGTGCCATCTTTGTCTTTCTTCTTAGACAACATGACGATTGTCGATGCGGTGTACTTCAGTCCAGAACCGCCAGACATTTCTTTGGTTGGAATGTATGCACCAACAACATCGTAAACGTGATTTGTGACAAGCAAAGGAACACCGATCTTTGCCAACTTCAGATTCAGAACACGAAATGTAGCCTTCAGAGTTTGAGACTTGGTCATGTCGCGAGTCTCTTTGCCTTCTGAACTGTCTTCCATTTCTTTAGTTGACGATAGCTGACCCATAGAATCTAGCACCATCATCATAGGCTGACGTTCGGCTTCTTTTTGATTAGTGTATGCGTCAACGATCTTCAGTGCAGTGTGGCGAAACTTTTGGATTGTGTCTGGCTCTGAGATGACAACTCGCTTAGGATCAATACCACGAGATTGCATCATCTGTTTTGTAACTGCGGCTTCAGTGTCAAAGTAGATCACACCGCCTTTGGGATTGTCATCTAGGAACTGCTTTACAACTCCTAAGACAAAGAATGTTTTGCCTGTCGCAGACTCTCCAGCAAATGCGGTTACTTTGTTATTAGGTACACCGCCATAGATGCTGCCACTAAGCAAAGCATTGAGAGCATACGAACCAGTATCGACGCAGCCGCTATACTCAGCGGATGCTCCACCATCTGCGAGAATTTTAGTGTCTTCATCTTTCAATTGCTCCACTAGATTGGAAAAGAAATTGCTCATAAACATACTCCATAATACTAAGTTCACGCATTATACAATGCAAATGTAAAAAAGTCAATCACATGCTATCTTGATCTCTGTGATAGAGTTTAGTGGCATTCATGACTTCCTCTTTGTTGAGGGCTACTGGTTCCATTGTTGTCAAGTCTACTTTAATTGGAACATCATTATTCAACTTTCTCAGAGAATAGTTAGCTGCAATCAACAGAAGAACTGCCATAGGATCAAACACCAACACAATGATGATGATCATCCACACGACCGCTTTTTCTAGGAGTTCTGTGCTTGTCTCTCCGTAGATAAACGATGCGATGTACTTGATAGGTCCAACTTCAGCTTCAATCTTTCTGATCTCAGCGGCTATTGGAGCCCTTTCTTCAGTAAGAGAACTAATTGTTTTCTGTTCGGCTTCAATTTCCTGAAGGAGTCTAGTACGCTCCTTCGTCTGTTGTCTGCGGATCTGTACCGCATTCGAGGCACCTTGTTCCGTTGTGCTTCTTGCCATAACTTGGTCCACAGCCTCATCCAATTGTTTGAGAGCCTTGCGATTCGCATCAATGTTCTCCTTAGAGATTTTTATCTTCTCATCAATGATTTCAACTTTAGCTGCAACGTTTCCTGTGATTGCACCTTGTTCACTATGCGCCTTCGACAAGTAGCCAAAGATGCCCAATGAAGTTATCAACATTAGAATTACTACGGATACGGTGAAGTATGCTTTGAGTGCTTTCGGTGCATGATCCCAGTTTCTGTAAAGCCATGATGCAGTCACTAGTTTAGTCAACTCTAACGCGCCGCCCATCACTGCGATAGAGATTGGAGCGGAAGCAAAAATGGCGACCAGCCCAACTACAGAGTAGTAGGCTGATACGCCAGAAAGTGTCAATGCTGTAACAAAAAGTAGAACCACAAATGGCATTAGCTACCTCTTGTAAGTGATAGAACTTTGTCGATCTGCTCTTGTATCTTTTCTTTACGATTGGGCCAGTAGATGTACTCTTTCTCTGGATTTCTCATCAGATTGACTAGAAGAGGAACAATCATCTTTTCAAGTTCAACCAGTTTCGCTGATGTCTCAGCAACTAGTTTCTCTCGCTCCATTTCAATACCAAGTTTGCCGTCATTGTATAACTGAAGAATTGTGTCCAACTTCTGTTCAACTCTAGCGACAGCTTCGTTCGATGTTGAAACCGCTTCCTTGATGACTGTAGTCTCAAGGGTGTTTGGATCAACGGACTGTGTGACTTCCGTTTCATCAACTGCGCTAAAGCCGAAGTCTTCAGCGGTTCTCATCAACAAGTATTCTTGTGGTATCGTTGTCATGTGAAAAATCCTTTTAGTGATGCTACTGGTTCTGCTTCCCAGCCAAAAGTGTTCACGATGATTTTCAATGGCTCAAGATATGCTTTTTCAAACTGAGTGTCATAGTCGATATATGCATCCATTTTGAATTCTTTTGGTAGAACGGTCATTACAGAAAGCACATTCTCTTGAAGTGGATTGGGCACTTTCATGTAACAGAACTTTACTTTCTCACCATCTTTGATCTTCTGGTATTTCTTTGTTAGCTTGTGCTTCTCTAGCAGACCATTGTATAGAATAGCACCACGCACATGAATTGGTGTGCCCTTGGAATACGAAGAGGATGAGTCTAGATATTTAGACAGTTCAGAAATGCCACGAGGAAACGCAACGGCTTCAAACGGCAGTTTCTTGAATTCTTCCTTGAACTTGCGGTTGAACTCTTGGAACTGCTTTTCTGTGCCAGTCATGATCAACTTGAATGCGTCTTCGAACTTGTCGCGACACACCATCGGAGTGGAAGACTTGACAGCTTCGATACCCATCATCTTCAACTTAGGTTCATTGTATCGAACACCTTCGTTATCCCACACATTTAGAATGTAACGCTTTTTTGCAGTCCAGATGCCAGTGTCTGCGATAGACTCTCGCTTCATCTGCATCTTTTGATCATAAGCATTCATGTAATCCGCTAATTGCTGATACGACTTGTCGATGAATGGCTGAATCTTCTGCTCACACACTCGGTCGATGAAGTCAACGATCTTCTCTTTTGATGCAGAGATTTTACCATCAACACCATAAATCTTCTGCACAAGAGGACCGAGATGCACATAGATCGAATCTGTGTCTGATGCAATGATGTAGTCCACATCTTTCGTTTCAAGCAACTTGTTCAGATATCCATTCATCTTCTTTTCGATCCAACGAATAGACAACTGAC